TCTTTCATCAGATGTATTCTGCGACTCTAAAAGGATCAAATGGTGAGAATCTAATCTTCCACATCGGTGAAGAAACTGTCGGCAAAAGACTTGAGCAAGGAGAGCCAAACTGGGAACAATTTGCGCATATGGACCCAAATAGGATTTACAATTCTCGAGATGGTAGTCTTATCGAATAACTAAATATAGAACTACACGAGAGGTTCTAAATGGCAAAACCTACAAATAAAACCGAACTAAAAGATTTCTGCCTCCGCAATCTTGGATTTCCTGTAATCGACATTAATATCGACGATGATCAGCTTGATGATCGTATCGATGATGCGCTTCAGATGTTCCAAAACTATCATTTTGATGGTACAGAAAGGGTTTATCTAGCCCATAAAGTCACAAATGCTGATATCTTGAACAAATATGCCAGATTATGTGACAACATCATCGGCGTCTCTAGAGTATTTCCAATGACTGGAGACACCGTAAGTTCAACAAACACATCAGGTTTTAACATTTTTGATATTAACTATCAATTACGTTTAAATGACTTTTATAATCTAACTTCTTCGTCATACACATATTATGTGATTGCACGAGAACACCTCTCCATGTTAGATATGATCGTAACTGGAGAAACTCCTTACTCATATAACAAAAAGACAAATAGACTCTATTTGTGGCAAAGTTGGGAAGGTAAGTTAGATGCAGGTGACTATATTCTATTCGAAGCACATAGAGTCGTCGATGAGGATACCTATGAAAAAGTCTTTAATGATTCTTGGGTAAAGGAATATACAACTCAGTTATTCAAGCGTCAATGGGGCGCAAACCTAAAGAAATATGGCAATTATACTCTTCCAGGCGGATTAATTGTTAACGGTCAACAAATATATGACGAGGCTGTTGCGGAAATCAAAGAGCTTGAAGAAAAACTTCGCGATGTTTACGAAGAACCACCAGGAATGATGGTGGGCTAAAATGGCAACTAGTGTTTACTTTAATAATCAAGGCGCGACACGCGAACAGTTTCTTGTTGAGGATTTGATTATTGAGTCTATTAAAAATCATGGAATTGACATCTATTACATTCCACGAGACTCACAATCTTCGCTAGATGAATTGTTTGGCGACGACCCTGTAAAATCATTTACAAGAGCGTATAAGATTGATATGTATCTTGAGACGTTTAGTGATTTTACTGGGAATCAAGAATTCTTCTCAAAGTTTGGTTTAGAGATTCAAAAAGACGCAAAGGTTTGTGTTGCCAGAAGAACATTCGAAAAATATGTCAAAGGCGAAAGAAACTTACCAAAAGAAGGCGATTTAGTTTATCTGCCAGTACAACAAAAATTATTGGAAGTGCGATTTGTGGAAGAAGAAAAGAATTTCTTCCAAGCAGGAAAGAAAGCACCGTATATGTATGGATTGTCTCTAGAGACTTTCAAATATAATGGTGAATTGATTGCTACTGGTGTGAGTGAGATTGACGATCTAGCAATTAAACAAGCTGTTTCAATTGATTATATTTTAACTGCTGGTGGAACTGGAACATTCACCCAACATGAGATTGTCTATCAAGGAACAACACTTGCAAATTCAACAGCAAGAGGATATGTTTCTTCTTGGGACAAACCTTCTAGAACACTGCGTTTGAGAAACATTCGTGGGGAATTCGCTGCAGGATCGAGTATAAAAGGGAATACCAGCAATGCTATTTGGACTCTAACCAGTTCAAATATTCAAGATGATGCTGCATCGGATTATGATGATAACTTTAGAATTGAAACAGAAGCTGATAACATTCTAGACTTCAGCGAAACAAATCCATTCGGTGAGCCATAATGCTGTCATCTAGACATTTCTACCATAGAATCATTCGTAAGATCGTTGTGGGCTTTGGCACAATGTTCAATGATCTAAAGTTATACAGATACACAAAAGATGGTCAAACTGAGATTGAGCGAATCACAGTTCCATTGTCTTATGCTAACAAAGAAAAGTTTTATGTCCGCATCACACAAGATCCAGGATTGGATCGATCAATGCGAATTCAATTGCCACGCATGTCATTTGAAATGACTGCAATCAATTATGATCCATTGCGCAAGATTACTAATTTTAATCCGCAATTTTCTCCTGGAAAAGATGGCAACAGTATAACAACAATCACATCAACTCCATACAACTTTTCATTTGATCTTGTTTTATATGTTCGTAATGTCGAAGATGGCACGCAACTGATTGAACAAATTCTACCATACTTTGCACCAGACCACACAATTTCAATGAATCTGACTGGTATTCAAGGTGACAAAGTTGATGTTCCGATTGTGCTAGAAGGATTATCATACGATATCGCTGCAACAGGCTCCCCTGAAGAAACAAGAGTAATGACATGGACTTTAACATTTACAGTTCAGGGATGGCTCTATGGATTTATCAATGATTCTGTTAAGGTGATTCGTAAGTCTGTTGCAAACACATTTGACAGCGAAGTTCTGCAAAGTGGTGCAAAAGTTCTCAATTTAACTTCAGGGTTTGGAGATTACAAAATTGGCGAGCTTGTTTATGTTGGTAGAAATTTGAGTTCTGCAAATGCGAGTGGGTTTGTTTCCTCTTGGAATAATGTTGCAAATCAAATATATGTTACAGATATTTCTGGCACATTTACAACAAACAATAAACTGGTTGGTGCAATATCAAATTCATCATTTACGATACAATCATTTGATTCAGTGATCGATAATCAATTGGTCAATTTGAGTATTCTTCCATCGCCAATTACTGCAAATGCTAATACTGCATTTGGTTTTGATGAGCAAATAGAGATATTCCCAAATATAACATGAGTAAAGTTGACGAAAATCTATCTAACATCTTGAACACAGATTATATTCCTGCTGTGAGAGATGATGATAAGCCAATCACCATTCATCAAGATAATGGTGAAAATCCTGATGCAGAGTACTCGCGTTCAAATTATTATAATTTGATTGAAAAGGGTAACGAAGCTCTTGAAGGTATACTAGAAGTTGCTAAAGAATCGCAGCACCCAAGAGCATATGAAGTTGCTGCAAATATGATTAAGAATCTCTCTGATGTCACAGAGAAACTTATGATTCTTCAAAAACAACAACAAGAATTAAGACCAAAAGACGAGTTGACAGGACCAACTAATATTAATGTCGACAAAGCAGTATTTGTAGGAAGCACTGCTGAGTTGTTGAGACAATTAAAAAATGAATCAAATAGCGGCTAAACTAAAACATTATCTTGGCAACCCCAAGCTGAAGCGAGTTAACATGGCGATGAATCTCACGGAAGAACAAGTCCGTGAGTATGTTAAATGCGCACAGAGCCCAGAATATTTTATTGAAAACTATGTCAAGATCATCACTCTTGATAAAGGATTTGTTCAGATTGAACTCTATCCATTTCAAAAAGATGTTGTCAACGATATTAATAATAATCGTCGCGTTATCGTAAAAGCTGGTCGTCAGGTTGGTAAGACCACAATCATTGTTGGTTATATTCTTTGGTATATTCTTTTCAATCAAGACAAAACAGTCGCGATTCTTGCAAACAAAGCCAGTACATCAAGAGAAATTCTTGCTCGTATTAAACTAGCATATGAAGCATTGCCAATGTGGATTCAGCAGGGCGTTAAAGTTTGGAACAAAGGCGACATTGAATTAGAAAACGGATGCCGTGTGCTCGCTAACTCCACTGCATCAAGTGCGATCCGTGGTTTCTCTATCTCTCTTCTATATCTCGACGAGTTTGCATTCGTGCCCACAAACATCGCCGAAGAATTTTTCACATCAGTTTATCCTACGATTTCTTCTGGTACAACTTCGAAGATTTTAATTTCTTCAACGCCTAACGGTATGAATCACTTTTATAGAATGTGGACTGAAGCGACAGAGAATCAAAACGGATTTAAATTCATTGAGGCTAATTGGCGTCAGGTTCCTGGTCGTGATCAGAAATGGGCTGATGAACAGCGTCGAGTTCTTGGAGATGAGAAGTTCTTACAGGAAATGGAATGCGAGTTCATGGGATCTGCTGGAACGCTGCTTTCAGCGCCTGCATTAAAGTCTCTCGCCTTTGTCACACCAATTCATTTATCAGAAAATGGAATTAAGATATACAAGGCTCCAGAGAAAAACCGAAACTATGTGATAGTTGCAGATACTTCCAGAGGAAAGGGTCTCGACTATTCAGCATTTAGTGTTATCGATGTAACCGAATTACCCTACCGACAAGTTTGTACCTATAAAGATAACAATATCAGCCCTCTTGTATATCCATCAGTTATCAAACGAATTGGCGATTACTATAATCAAGCATATGTCCTTGTAGAAATTAACGATAACGGTCAGCAAATTGTCGATTCTCTTTTCGAAGATTACGAATACGAAAATATTCTTTCAACAGTCGATATTAAAGGTAAAGTTTCAATCACTTGGGGTTATGGGAATAAGTCTTATAGGGGGATTCGAACCACCAAGTCCGTGAAAAGGCTCGGGTGCTCCCTCATGAAGAATCTAATCGAAGGTCAAAAATTGATTATTCAAGATTTTGATACAATTTCAGAACTTTCGACCTTTGTCGCCAAAGGAACTAGTTATGAATCCGAAGAAGGATCACACGACGACCTCGTTATGACTCTTGTTCTATTCTCTTGGATGACAAACCAACAATTTTTTGCGGATCTTACCAATACTGACGTTCGAGCAAAACTCCACGAAGAACAAATGAAACAGATCGAAGAAGAGCAGCTTCCCAGTTTCCTTGCTGGACACGAAGAAGTTGATCGAGGCGAAGAACAGTTTGTTTCTGGTGGGACAATTTGGAATGTTGTGCAGCGTTAAAACCCCCGAAATACTAAATAACCAGTAAGATTCTTAAATCTCCATTTACAGGAGCGAAAACATGGCATTCTTAGTCTCTCCAGGAGTTAATACTTCTGAAATTGATTTAACTACAGCAGTTCCCTCAGTCGGCACATCAACTGGTGCTACCGTTGGTTTCTTTCGTTGGGGTCCAGCAAATACTGTTATTCAGGTCTCAAGCGAATCAGACCTTGTACAAAAGTTTTTCGCTCCAGATTCAAATACGGCTGCATCGTTTTTATCTGCTACAAACTTCCTATCATATGGAAACGATCTGCGCGTAGTTCGTGTATGTAGCGCAACGACAGATAAATCAAACAACGCAACATCAAACTCATCACACAATATTACTGTGATGAACGATGAGGAATACTTCCTCAATAACTATACTGGCGCAAATGCTAATGTTGCATTCTGCGCTCGTTATCCTGGTGCTCTTGGTAACTCTTTAAGAGTTTCAGTTTGTTCATCAGAAGCAACGTTTGATAGCTGGTTATTTGCTCCATACTTTGATAGTGCTCCAAATACTTCAAACTTTGTTGTTGCAAAAACAAACAATTCAACGCTTAAAGATGAAATGCACATCATTGTTGTAGATGAGGACGGCGTTATCACAGGAACTGCAAATACAGTTCTAGAACGCTTCTCGAATCTCTCAAAATGTTCTGATGCTAGAGGCGACGATGGCTCGAGCATTTACTATAAAGAAGTTCTATATCGCACCTCAAAATGGATTCACTGGCTCGGACATGCTCCAGGAAGCAATGCTGCAAATGCTTGGGGACAAACTGTCGCAGCAGCTTCTGCAACAGGAACTCCACTACACTCACCAGTTATCGCAAACTACTCATTTGTAAATGGTACTGATGGTGTTCCAAGTCAAGCAGACTTTATTAATATGATCGATCTCTTTACGAATAAAGAAAAAATCGATGTTTCTCTATTGTTTGCTGGCGACTGCGGTATATCTTCAAATTCTTCAATCAGCACAACATTAATTGCTAACAAGTATCTTAATGTTGCTGACGGTAGAAAAGATGCTGTAGCATTTATCTCACCACCATATGCAAATTCTGTAACATCAACTGCGAAGAGCACAGATGTTGTCAACTTCCGCAATGGTTCTGGATTGCTTGATACATCTTACGGTGTAATGGATAGCGGTTGGAAGTATCAGTACGACAAATACAATGATGTGTATCGTTGGATCCCTCTAAACGCAGATGTTGCTGGTCTTTGCGTCCGTACAGATCTACAACGCGATCCATGGTTCTCACCAGCTGGATTAAATCGTGGTCAGATCCGCAATCTTGTTAAGTTGTCATTCAATCCAACTCAAGCAGAACGCGATCTACTCTACAAGGCTGGTGTAAACCCAGTTGTTTCGTTCCCAGGAGAAGGCACTGTTCTCTTTGGTGACAAGACAATGCAAGGTCGCCCATCTGCCTTTGATCGTATCAATGTTCGCCGTTTATTCATCGTTCTAGAAAAGGCAATCTCTGCAGCTGCAAGATCAAGCCTCTTTGAGTTCAATGATGAATTTACACGCTCACAATTCGTCGCTCTAGTTGAACCATTCTTGCGCGATGTACAGGGTCGTCGTGGTGTCTACGACTTCCGCGTAGTTTGTGACGAAACTAACAATACTCCAGCAGTCATTGACCGCAATGAGTTTGTTGGTGACATCTACATTAAGCCAGCAAGAAGTGTAAACTTCATTCAGTTGAACTTCGTCGCTGTTCGCAGTGGCGTCGCCTTCGACGAAATCGTTGGACGCTTCTAATAAATAGATTAAGATAAAGTCAGGAGAATACAATGGCTTTTAATGTATCTGAATTTCGTTCACAAATGCAGTTTGATGGCGCAAGAGCCAATCTGTTTGAAGTCGAAATGACGTTTCCATCCTTCTCGTTGCCAGGAAATGCGGCTCGTAAATTACGCTTCATGTGTAAAACAGCGCAGATTCCTGGATCAACGGTTGGTGTTGTTCCAGTTCAATACTTCGGTCGTGAAGTTAAGTTCGTTGGCAATAGAACATTTGCTGATTGGACTATTAATATTCTAAACGATGAAGATTTTACTGTGCGCAATGCACTTGAGCGTTGGATGAATGGCGTTAATTCACATCGTTTCAATACTCGTAGTGCCTCTGCTGCAACTCCAATTTCCTATGGTACGGATGCTTATGTCCGTCACTATGGTAAAACAGGAAAAGTAATTAAGACCTACAAGTTTATCGGTCTGTTCCCAAATGATCTCGCACCAATCGATCTAGATTGGGGCAACAATGATGCTATCGAAGAATATTCAGTGACTTTTGCATATCAATGGTGGGAAGCAGTCGCCGAAAACGTGGTTTAATCTTGAACTTGTTTTATATTATGGAGTTAATTAATGGCAATTAATCTTTTCGGTTTTGAAATCTTAAGAAAGAAGCCTGAAGCGGTCTCGATCCAGGCTCCTATTGCTGCACCTGTTTTAGATGACGGTGCAATCAATGTTTCTGGTGGATTTTTTGGAACTTATCTTGATCTAGAAGCATCCGTTAAAAACGAAAACGACTTAATCACTCGTTATCGAGAGATGGCTATGCAGCCAGAACTCGAAGCTGCAGTTGATGATATCGTTAACGAATCAATTGTACACGACAATGCTGGTCGTTCTGTCACAATTCTTTTGGATGATCTTGAACAACCAGACAATGTTAAAGACATGATTCGCGATGAATTTGATAATATTCTTCGCATGCTTGATTTTTCAAATTCTGGTTCTGACGTTTTTCGTAATTGGTACATTGATGGTCGTTTATTCTATCAAGTATTAATCGACGAAA